AAGTTGAGTTAAACAAATCTTTGCGGCGTCTTGCTTTGCCGTCGTCTGCTAAATCAAACTGAGATATAGTGAAGTACGTATTGTGATCTTGAAGGCAGTACGCCAATTTATTCTTCGCGTGACCGCCCGCCCAGTAATGTCTGAGATTTAAATTATCAAGTTCATATGGGTCTTCTTTAAAACTACAAACATGGGACGTTTCCCAGTTCGCCCCAAACACCCCTTTAAGAAATTCTTCGTTTGATATAGGTAATCTTTTTGCAATTGTTGCAACGTTTTCAGCCATATATTTTTCCCCCTTTTAATGTTAGTTTGGGGTTGCCGAAATAGCGTAAATTATGTATATTATTCTTACACATTGTTTAGTTCCTTTCAATGTTGTTCAAGTGATTATTAAGAGGCTCTGGGGAGTGGTTCCCTCGGAGCCTTTTGCTTTACTAAACGGACAACTACCTTAGTGTAGGTTTTTATCTTCCGCAATAACAAACACGACCGACAAAACAACAAACGATTACGTTTCTTAATTGTCGCCCCATATTTCTTTTCGGGTTGTACTAAACAATAGTCAATTGTTCCGTCATCGTATCTGGTCCAAATTGCAACGGGCCTTTTCATTTTTTCTTCCCTTTTGAATAATGTTCAGCAACACTGCTTTCAAATACTGGTGATTTTTTACAGTCAAAACATATGCGGTGACCACGGTGTTCGCTTAAAAACTCTCGACGACACTTGAGACATTCTCGTTTTTTGGCTTCCTCTGCGTAGTCCTTGTCAGGTTTAGGTTTTATAGAGGAGTGCCGGCTTCCGTGTCCGTTTTTTATCATTTGCAGCCCCCACATGTTACTTTCTCTACCATGGTTCAGTCCTTTATTTTCGGTATCTAGGCCCGACCCATCCGTCGCAGTCTGTCGGTAGGTCTAAAGCCCAATCGGGGTTAATTCTTATAAGACGTTCAATGTCTGCCAATTGGTTTTTGGGATTAGTCTCGGGGCATTCGACGATTAGTTCATCGTGAACGGTGAGTAAGACTTGAAATCCTTCATTCCAAACACGCATTAATGCCTCGACCATCAAATCGCGAGCAATCGCTTGCGTGATATTCTCCACAAGTTTACCGCCCCAGGTATCTTGCCGTTCCCACTTACGGGTAAATTGGTTCACGCCCATGTATGTGAGACGTGGCCGGCCCATTTCGTCGGTCTCGACCATCGCGTCCCGGTAAACGAGATATCTGCCGGAGGGCAATTTACACACGAGGTTGTCACCCATCATCGCATAATCAACTTTGCCGACGTTGTAGATTTTCGGACGCAGTTCATTGTGTTTGCTTTGCACGGCTTTGATCGCGGCGTCTTGGCAGTCGTACCAAAACCCCACAATGTACGGGTTCGCTTTCCTCCAGCCTTGAACAGCGTCTTTAGAGAAATCCATAGACAGTCCTAGAAAGTACGGAGCGGAATTAGCCGTCTCTTGGAACTTCGGACCGCCCATCCCAAACCCGAGACCGAGACGACAAACCTTCCCGAGCGGGCGACTATCCGATCCAATTTGCTTTGCATCATATGTGTAAACGTCTTCACCACTGGCGAACACGTCGAGAATGTCTTTTTGACCGGCCTCCCAAGCCAATACGCGGGCTTCAATCTGCGAGAAATCGACAACGACAAACGTTTTGCCCTTCGGAGCCGCAAGACAGCCGCGCAAGCAAGACGAAACGATACTAAGGATCGGGCCAAACGTTATTTCCAACATCTCCGCGGGAACGCCCCGGAGCATCCATTCGATAGCGCGTTCCGGGTCTTTGATTTCGCCGCGCGGCATGTTTTGAGGTTGAATCAATCTGCCGGCATGACGACCCGTGCGAAACGCGCCGTAATATTGTAGCATTCCACGGACCCGGTTGCCTTCACCGACGCAATCCGTCATGCGAGCGAGCTTCGCGGTAGAAGACTTTGCCGCCATCTGTCTAAGTTCGACAGCGCGCCGAGCTTTGCCCGTCAAGTGAACATCAGCCAGCGCAGTAACGACGGAGCCTTTATCTAGCGCGGAGACGCCATGATACGTCTTGCTGACGAACGCTAGAATTTTAGCCACCTGATTACAGGTTTTGGCCTCGCCGCCGGTAAGTGTATTCATTTCCGCGTCGAGATTGTTCTTCGCTTGGTTCGCATATCGAGACATGGAGTGAACCAAATCCGTATCAACCCAAACGCCGAGATCGTTGACTTGTTGATCGATGATATAAACTTTGCGTTCGGCTTCCGGCAACGGTGGGACCGCATACGCAATGTGGGTTTCCGCCCGGACGTCTTGATCGCAGTATTCTTGAAGACGGATATACCTCGCGGCGTCTTGTAAGTGCCACCATTGATATGTCCCGTCGTGATCAACGGATCGGGGCCGGGACATGCGGAGCATCAAACTATGGCCCTCTTTGTCTTTCGGCGGTCCGCCCATTGCCTGAGACGCCATATCCAGCGAAAGAGGGAGACCCCAGTAAGAGGCTTGCGCCATAGTGCAGACAAATTTTTCGAGAGAAATTTGCGGCCATTGGTATCTCGGAGATAGAATGTTTTTCCAGATATTCCGCTCAAAACTAGCGTTCCACGCGGCGACGTACCCGTCGTTTTTTATGTGGTCAAGTATATCAATTGGGCAGGGTTGCGTCGGGAGCCAGCGTCGTATTTCCCCTGTTTTACCAAACCGGTAAGACGCGACGATGATGTCAGTCGAGAGGTCCGAGGCGTAGCGGTACGCCCCGGTCTTCTTTAAGTCCGCACCCGATATCGTCTCGACGTCAAGGTGTAGAACTTCCACTAAACACCTTCAAGATTTAGTTGAACGGGAATACCGTCTCCGCAGTTGTCTCCGCCGTCCCTTTTCTGATTTAAGACGGTTCCGACGAATTGCAGTTCAAGATAGATAAAATCAGCGTATTTATGGAGAGTTGGATTTTCTTTAACGTCTAGTATATTCTGCAAGTGCGAAAGACGTGCGCCTAGCCAGCTTTGCAGGATTTCTAGCTCTGAGATATCAAAGCCTTCTACAGCGTCAACGCTATCTTTTCGGTTTTCACTAAGTTGGAAAGTTGGGTTTTTATTTGTCATTTTAGCTCCTTTGGTGTGTGGTGTTTACCGCGATAACCGACACAACAAACAAAAAATATATGTTGTGCCGGGATCGGGTGATCAGCTATCGAAGGGGTCGGCTTCGCTAGTTTTACTGTTTTCCGTTTCGCTCTCAAGATCGACGATGTCCAGCGCATCGAAATCGGAGTTCGCGGCCTTCTTTCCGTCAAGACGTGGCATATCGGATTTCACGATTTGCACATTCTGGAGACCAAACGAAACACCCTTATTGCCAGAGTTTTCATAAGCAAAAGGACGAATTGTCGCCTTTACTAATTGCCCCGGAAAAACATCATCCGCGGCGTGAACGTCTTGGAGACGTCCATCGACAATACCGGGTTTTTGTTTCGACCATGGGTTTATGTAAACCACACCGGCTTCATACCCTGCATAGTCTTTTTCGCCCGCATCGCGGAATGGAGACCGAAGCCCGGATGGCGCGCCACTCGGCCATTTTTCTTTAACGACCGCGGCTACTTCTGCTTTAAGAGCTTTGTACTCTGGGGATTTTTGCGCCTCTGCATCGAACAAAATGTTCATGGAAAAACGTGGTTCTGAGCCGGGTGTTACCGCGCGCGCGGTGAACAGATGAACAAAAGAACTCATCCCAACTGGTGTGCGTAATGTATTAGCCATATTTATACGTTTCCTATTTTACGTGGGTTGGCTTGAGATGCGGGTTATTCCGCAATCTCGTCGAAGTCTGATGCAGGGCCCTTGGCCGCCGCTAGTCTCGGGTCCAGTTCGCGGACTAACGTTGTCCCCGTGCTGTCTTTTGATACGAAATCTGTTAATTCCTCAAAAACTTCTTTCTCCTTTTTCAATAGTTTTTCAATTTGCGCCGGAGACCTGAGTTTGGTATCGACGTATTTGTCTTTTTTATAGCCTTTATCCGCCAGTATTCCCGACACAACAGATGGATAAATCCATTTTCGTATGCCGCGTTTCTGAACCAGTTTCCAGCCAGTAACGTTTCCACCTCGGTCAAGACGTCCGCTTGCCTCGGCACGAACCCCAGACACGAATGAAGAAATAATCTCCGCCTTGTCTAAAATCGCCCCAAGTTCCGCGTCGCTTAATTCAGTTGGTTGAGGCGGGATAGCGTCAAATTCGACCCGGGCCGTCTCTTGAGCGACCTGTCTTAGTGCGGGGCATTTGCCTTTCGCCGGGCACCACCGGCACCCTTGTCCAACAACGTATTTAGGGTTGTCGGTAAAACACGCTTCCGCGGCTGGCCTAAGAACATCGTGCCCCCAAGACAACAGATCAAGAACCGTAATTGATACTTTGCGGATCGGGCCGTCGCGATGCTCCGCCCGCGGTTGGCAGACGTAAATGTCTACCCAAAGCGGCCTCGTACCTTTACCCTCTATGATTTCAAGTAAAACCCCGAGAGCGTAGTACATTAATTGGGAGTTTGGGCCCCCCAACTTAACAACATCTACAGCGACACCTTTGCCGTATTTAAAATCTACGATACTGAGACGCCGGTTGGCGCCACCCCAACAAGAGAAATCGCTAGTCCCGAACATGTCGGCGGGGGGAGTATCCCCAGTCGCCGTCCATATCGCGTTGACGTCTACTTGTTTTTCCGCTTCGCAGAACTTAGCGTCTTTTGCGACTTCGGCGCAAAGATTAAGATACATTTCCGCAGCTTCAACCATTTCCTCGTTAACAATAATCGGCCCGATGTCTGAACCGATTTCTTCTCCGAGGTAATTCATTGGGTTTAAATCGCCCACCCAACATAATTCGACCAACGTATGCGCGGCTTGCCCTTCCGCCGCATAATAAGACGTCGCGGAACCTTCGCCGCCCGACGCCTTAACGCTTGCACTACACACCCCCCAGCGGTCCATAGAGGACGCGCCGAGGATTGAGTGCGCCGGGCGACTATCTGTCATGTTCCGCAATCAACTTTGATCTTGGTTGCAGATTTCAACAGATCGTCGCCGTGAGACTTGTCGATTTCGGAGAAACGAGTTACATCGTGAGCCTTTAAAAGAGCTTTAACAGCTACCTTTCCGTCGGCGTCGTCATAACACTCGGCTAAGATGTCAAGAGCTTCGTCAAAAGAAGTTTTGCCTTTTTTCTCCTCGGCTACAGTTTCCGGTACCACTTCCTCGGCTACAGGCGCGGGCTCTGGCTTTTTCGGAGCTTTCTTTTTGTCTTCGCTATCGAATGCCAATTCGGTTTTAGTTTTGCTGTCGATTGCGGTATCGATGATCACGCACTCCATGTCAGGAGGCAGTTGCATGTTAATCGCGTCCAACATCGTATCGACCGCAATAGGCGCGTCATCGCAATGCGTCATTGATTTGGCGACTTCGGCCAGTTTTGCAATTAATGCAGTGGCGTTATCCGCGACAATTTTTACTTCTATACTCATTCTTTGGTTCCCTATCCGAAAAGTTGATTAAGTTCTCGCGTTTTTCTAACTAAAGCGCGGGATATTATGTCGTCGATGCTATTGGGTAGTGTCAGAAACCGGACGACGACGCCCCGGGTCTGTGTAAATCTGTGAGCCCTTGAAAGAGCTTGGTAATTGTTTGCTGGCACCCAATCTGTCTCAAAAAACGCGACGTCTTTCGCGGCTGTTAAAGTGAGGGCCGTGCCCGCCGCCGCGATCTGCCCCACAAAGAGTTTGCAGTCTGGGTCGTCCATAAATGCTTGTGCAGAAGCGTCTCTGGCTTTAGGATTGTCTCTTCCGTCGATTTTGACTGGGTTAAATGCCGCCATGTGTTCGACAATTTTGTCGATTACTTCGTGGTGTATCGCAAAAACTATAAACTTATTGTGGTTGCCGGCCATCTCAGTCTTTAACCATTCAAGACAAATAGGTAGTTTTAAAAGCCCCGTATGGCGGCGATAAGTCGCCAATTCTGGCGCATGTTCTTTCATAAATTTAATAAGATCGTCGCCCGACATATTTTTTGCCGCGTCTGCCAAGTGAATTGCATCTGGGTGCGCCTTTAAAGACCTATTCATGTCTTCGCCATCCATTTTTGTCAGCGATATAGGGATGCTGTCGATTGTGACCGGCGGTAAGTCTTTCAAGACGTTTTGCTTGAGCCGTCGTAGAAAAAATCCATCCATCTTGGAGCGTAACCGCGCCATGTCTTTTGAGCCCACAATCCGGGTTCCCCAATTGGTTTCCTCTAAAGCGCAGTAATTTGTCTGAAATTCGGTCTCACCCATTGGTTTCCCAGTAACACCGGGGATCGCTTCGGGGCATAAAGCCCGCAAATGGGTCCAAAGTTCGCCGGTATGATTTGGGGCCGGAGTGCCGGTCAATATCCACGTCCGAGACGCCTTGCCAGCCAAAGACTTGCCTTTAAGGTCACAGTGTGTACCGTACACTGCCCGGGTACGCTTTGCCCCCTTTGACTTTAAGAAATGTGCCTCATCTACAATTAACAAGTCCCAATCGCGTTTCCACAGGATTTTTTGAGTAGAGGCATCGGTCAGTAAGTCGTGTGAAATAACCAACCAGTTACCTTTAGGAAGGTAATTCGATCCAAGTTTAGAGGTAATAACTTCGATAGAAGACGAGGGGTCGACCCAACGTAATATCTCTCGTTGCCAATTAAAACGGGCGACAGCCGGGCATATTACAAGTACGTTTTTCGCGCCAATGTTTTTAGCGGCAACTAAACTTTGAGGGGTTTTTCCAAGGCCACAATCGTCAAATAAAGCGGCGAAAGTTCTTCCTACTAAAAAAGACACCCCCTCGACCTGATAAGGTCTTAGGAGTGGAGTTTCAACAGGGAGTCTACTCATAATAATGGTGTACTTTCGGTTCTACGTTTCTACAAGATCGCCAAAATGAATAAGCGTCTATACCTATAGTAATATACACATTTAAAGTGTGTCAATAATTATTTGTCGGTTTTGTCAATTTTGTACGCTACAATTGCCAACAACGCCGCATCTGCGCGGCCATCGTCCATTTTTCTTTTAAATAAATCTGCTTGAGAAGGGAACATCTGCGACGCCATCGCCCGTGCGGCATCTTTTCCTTTTCCGACGCGGATCAACTTTTGCCACTCTTGCGGGCGCATCTCTTGAAACGCTATTCCAACACCAGCGAGGGAGCCCGTACAAATTCCTACTGTTTTGCCAAACGTGAAAGCGTGGGAAGCGGATTGTTTGCCGGCTCCGCCCACCAGTTCGACAAGCGCAAACAGTTCGTGTGTTAAATGCCAGCCTCTTAGAATGTTTACCAAGAGCGGCGCAACGATCCGGTTTTTGTTTTTACCATTTATGACGTGAGACGCTACCGGCATATCTTCGACTCGGATTTTTTGCGTCTCAGGGTCGAATAGCGCGACTGCACCAGCCAAACCGGGGTCAATGCCTATGTATAGTTTTCTCAAGTTGTTGGCTCCAGAATTGCGCTCAAAATCATCCAAGCATGACTGTTCGCCGGGAGAGCGGCCCGCATCGCGGATATTTTTGCTCTTAACTCCGCTAAATCTTTTGCGGCGGTAAGCCCCTCGGGGCCTTCATCGACGTTTTCGGGCTGGACCCACCGGCATTTCGTGCAAAGACGTGGGTACGATTGGACTATTGCTTTGCTGTATGTGCAACCCTCTTTGCATCTAGGCATTATCTTCTTCCTTGTCCCGAAGCATTAACTCAAGACGCGCAAGACTGTTCCAACATTCGTGCGCCGCGTGTTCAATTTTTGTGTCAGGGTCGAGGGCTTGCCCGGTCTTTTCTTTAAGCCAATGTCTTAGCTTTGCATCATCATAGCGGTCTTTGCCCCCTTTGACTTCCATCCAACCGTTGTCTGTGTATTTTATCGCACCCCCGGTCCCGACGTCCGAGATACGTAAAAGGGCCCGAGCAAAACCTCCCAAGACGAGAGCCGGGCGGACTTTACCAAAATCGAGTTTTGCCCCGGGGGCGTGTTGGGCTAAACCGTCGCGGTCTCGCTCTGGGTTTTTAAGTGGGAGTTCGTCAACAGAGGGTACTATTCCCTCGTTTCTCAAAAACCGCGTCATTTCTTCCCATTCGGGGTCACTCAACATATTATACCCATTTCATTATTAGATTGAGGCAAATGCCCACCAAAGCACCATAAATCGCGGGCCGGAAAACTTCCGTCACAAACCAGTGTTGCTGCTGAACAAAGATTAGAGCCTCAGACATGCGCACAGCCTTTTGACCAATAACCGTTTGATCCAATTACCCACCGGTAGCCTTGATCGTTGAGCCAATCCCCGGCGTGTTGCATAGAGGAGAAAGCGTGACTTTCTATCGTGTTTACGCCTTCGATTTTTACAAGCAAATGTTCGCGTTTGTTCTCGACTTTTACTTTGACAGTTTTCCGACGTTTTAAAAGTTGAGTAGTAAAATCTATAACTTTAGTCATGATCATGTACCTCTTTTGTTTGGGCCGTTTTGTCGTTCGATATTTAATGTTTTATAAATCTATTCAAACGGGTTGTGTTCTTCATTTGGAAGGTCTGGGTCTTGCGGTAAGTTTAAAATAACTTGTCGCGGGGCAGACACTTCGCCCCGTGCGTCGGCGATTAATAGCAACACGGCAACCCAATCCGCCGGGATGCTTCCTCTGTTTTGCCACATGTATATCTGTGACTGCGATGGCACTTTATAGCCAAATTCTGAAGATTTTCGGCGGATACCAATCGGCCCCCCGGCGCGCTTGATTAGTTCTTTAGTGTCCCATTCGGGGTTTTCAAGTGTCATTTTATTTCCTTTTGTTGGTCTTTGTCTTTGTTCTTTACCGACACTCTTTTTACACAAACTGTTATGGCTGTCAACAGTGGTTTATAACATTTTGTTGTTTTGTTGTTGACATCCCGACAAAAACATAACCATATGTGATGTGTGAATAGTACTATGCGTAAGGACATGAACTGATCATGAAGTCGAGTACTAAAAGGAAAGTCGTGTAGATGTCGATGTCACCGAAACGGAGAATGCCCTCATCTGGGGGAAAAACTAGAATAGAAAAACTAGAAGTCGATCAATTCGCTCGTAGACTTTACGAGCTAATGACCGAGAGAGGTTTGTCTCAATCAGACCTAGCTAAAAAAGCCTTTGGCACAAAAGTAGACCCAAGAGGGTACACTGTAGCCCGAAATAGGGACCGAATAAGCATATACTTAAAAGGCGTTTCTCTGCCTGATCCAAAAAACTTAGCATTGTTGGCTAACGCGCTAGATATGTCCCCGGAAGATTTAGCCCCGGAAATCACCGCCGCGACTATTGACCGAGAAAGCCCCGAAGTCGCTATGACGGCAATCGCGGGCCACGGAGACAAGGTGCATTTAGAAGTAAACAAACTTGTCCCTCTATCTTTGGCGTCAAAGATAATCACCATGATAGCAGAACACGATGAAACTCTTAACGCAAAATGAGGCGGCAAATTTGGCCCGCGTATCTCCGCGGACCGTAGCAAGGTGGAGAAGTTCGGGCCACCTTCCTTTTTACAGGGGAAGGCCGGTGCGGATCAAATTAGTTGATTTATTAGATTTTTTAGAAAGGAACAAAAGATGCTTAACCCCCGACTTAAAAAAAACCGAAGTGGCCGGTATGAAATCCGTTACTCAGAACAACAATCTGACGGAACTTACCGTACTCGAACTCAGACGACGTGGACGGCTTCTCTCAATGAAGCGCAAATAGTTCTAGCGGAGTTTATTCTTCAAGAAAAAGAAGCAACCGCTTTAGTGTCGAAGCCGACTATCGCCATGGTTGGTGAGCAGTATAAAGCCACGGCTCTTGCTCGTGGGGTAACAGATAGCCAAATCCATGATGCTGAACTCGTTATCAAGTTTTTTGGGAAATTACTTCCCGAAAACGTTACCCCGGCAATTTTTTTAAAATTCCGTTTGTTTCGAAACGTTAAAGACGGAACCTTGAGACGCAACTTATCCGTTTTAAATACTATTTTCAAGTTTGGGGTAAACCACAAAATATGGAAAATACACGATATACCCTACATGGAAATGCCCCCGGCGGGCGCTCCGCGAGACACTTGGATGGACGAGGATCAAGAAGCTGATTTTCTCGCTCTCGCAATAAAGGACAGCGAAGGTGAGCCCCGTGTAACCCGACTAACACGTTTCATCGCAGTTGGTGTGGATACCGCGGCCCGTAAATCTGCAATATGCGGTCTTACTTGGGATCGTATTCATCTGAAATCTGGGCAAATTGACTTTCGGGACGTAAACCTAAAGCTAAGTAAGAAACGTCGTGTACCGGTGCCAATCTCTGATCGGCTAATGCCTATCATGGAACGGGCGTATAGAGAACGTCTGCACCCCGAACGTAAAGACGAGTTAAACTTCTTTTTGGACCACAACGGCTCTGCCCGAAGTGTGTACGATGGTTTCACCGGGAAAACTCAATACAAATGGGTCACGCCCCACGTAATGCGGCATACGTCCGCCACATTGATGTTAAGGGCTGGAATTCCTATTTGGGAAGTCGCGGGCGTACTTGGGGACACAGTACAAACCGTGCAAAAAGTATATGGGCACCATTGCCCAGACCACCTAGTCAATGCAGTAAACCGGAGAATGTAAGGAAACAAGATGAAAACAATATTAACGTCTAAAGAATTACGGAAGAACCAAGCCCCTAATTTTGATTCTGGATTTAACGAAAAGGTAATATTAGCAAAAGCCTTAGACCTTGGCTTTGTCACAAAGGTTGGAAACGATCGATATTTGGTTAACCAAAAATACACGAATTTCCACTCATTTTTTCAACTTCCTCTTGCGACAGAAACCGATTAAATGCTGGTGCCGCGGCGCAGCACCATTCCGCAAAAACCGCGGAAAATCGACCTAACAGTGCCGCAAATACTGTCTGTTTTGTCTTGATGTGTCACGTTAAATAGTCACAAAACGTTATACACACTAACGTTCCCGGGTGTCGGGTGTGTCTGGGACATCCCATTGTTAATGGCGGGGTTGGCGTCTAACCTGTTGTTTTATATAGTTTATTTAAGTGTAACAGTACCGCATCGCGGCACATAACAAAAAGTGAGGGGGGAGGCAAAGTGTCTTCCCCCTCACTGTTTTGTGCTTTAGTTACGCGCCGATTGCTACGCCAGTATCGGAGCGCATCCAAGCGGTTCCGTTGTAGTAAGCGACTTGACCGGTGCCGTTACCAGTTGACTGAGACGCGACAAGTGCGTTGGTGACAAAGATAACGTCACCAGCCGCTAGGTTAGTAGTCGGAACAGCCGCGACGGTGCAAGTACCGATGTTTGGATTTGGATGGCCTTTAACTCGGGTCATATCGTGAACTCCATTCACTTTGAGGTGCGCGCCCCTCGGAAAAATACGCGCTAATCACCCATATTGGGTATGGGGAATTATTCGTCGTTGCCGTCTTCGCGAGACGCAAGCCCCGGGAGGTTGGCGGTTAAATACGTCTTCATTTTAGTGCGAACGGCGTTCGTGTCTCTCAGCAAAAGCATCTTTGCAAATGCAGGGTCGAGTACGATATCGTCGATTGAGCCCGCGGTAATCTGTTTAGCGCCAGATTTTAAAATGTTCTGGACCATGTCGATGATACGAAAGACGCCACGACCGGCAACAATACCGAAGTAAGACGCCGCGAAAATTTTGACACCTTCCGCGGACTTAGAGATATTCGCCGCGGTATCCGATCCACCCGTAACTTTTTCGTTGATCCGCGCCATCTCTTGAATACGAGCATACGCCCCATCCAGTTTGGCAAGATCGTCCGCCGAAACCCCGCTCGCCAGCATAGCTTCGCGAGCCGGTTTGTTTTTGAGAATTTTATCCAGCTTCGCAAGACTGACAACCCGGTCTTTGTTCGGCCCGATTGTCTCTAAGACGCCGCCAACTCGAGAAACTACGGATTGCCGGGTCGCAGACTGTAGGCCCGCAAGTCCGTCAGCGTCTCCTTCCATGGCTTCTCGCATTTCAGATAATTTACGTTTAGGCGCGTCGCTGTCTAACGCTTTGTTGACCGCTACCACGGGGTCGTCCGATTTCAGCAACATTGCCGCCGCGGAAAGTTCTTGTTCTCGTTTGGTCGAGGTTAAGCTGTCTTTGGCGCGTCTCAGGGCGTCGGTAGCGTTAGCCCCGAGATCAACCCCGGATTTAGCCTTGTTACGTAGCTGTTCTAACTCGCTTAGAACCTCGGGAAAATCTCGCAATACGGCCCGGCGTTGCTCAATAAGTTTGGACAAACGGTCCACGTTGATCGTTCCGTCGGCTTTGATAGTGGAGGACGCTATTTCATCGAACATATGATCCCGTACCGCTTGTTTAGCGGCTTTCGGGTCTTTGACCTTTGCGATGGTCTGAGCCAATTGCTCCGCGCCTTCTGGGCTACCTAGGTATTTCCCGGCGGTCTTAGACGCCGTGGAGCGCGACGGATCATTTTTAATACTTTGGGCCACGGCTCCGCCGACGCCGTCGCGCTGTATGGGCGCAAATTCGTCTTGAAAATTATCTGTGGCGTTCTTTGCGCGGTTCCCAGCTTGGATAGAGCCCGCGGTTTGAGATAGCTGAGTTATTACGTTGTCATACTGTTTTTTAATCTCGGTCAACCGCGTTACGACGTGCCCGTCTCCCGCGCGGTTCGCCCGCTCAATCGCCCCGCTTAAACCACTGCGAAGCTCGTTCATTTCTTTAAACGATATGGGCTTAGACAGTTCGTCCAAGACGCCTTTTGCGTAGCCGTCCACGTCTGCCATAATTGCTGGATTTGTATTGGCCCGTAAATCCGTGATTGCGTCCGCCATGGGATTGTTGGCGGGTAACTGCACCCGGCCCTGTGGGTCTATAGCGTCAAACATGTCAGATTTGGTATTCGTCATGTTTTGGTTAAGGTCAACCAACTGTCCGTCCAGCGTGGTACTTGCGTCCGGGGCCTTGCCGACGTTTGTCGCCAGAGTGTTACCTTCCGCGACCCGGTTCGCTTGGACCGTGGCTAGGTCTTGTTCAGCGTTCGCGACATTTGTCTCTTCCACGCCAAGTTGCGCGTCTCGGTTTTGGCGCGCCACGTCCGACGCCGTCTCGGGAGACGGCATACCCGTTGTATCTGTGGCTTGACTAATTCGAGAGGCTATGGCGTCTTTATTTTGTTGTGCCCGGCCAATCGCGGCTGGTGATGTTGAGTTCGTTTTTTCAAGCATAAGCAACGTAGGATCGTTTGACGCCGTCCCAGTGGTCGGCTGATAACCGTCTCTCTTGGAACGCTCTAAGCTTTCGTCAATGTTTGTAGTAACACGTTGGATCGCTTCGTCTTGTGTCTCGCCGGGCCGCACAATAATCCCCTCTTGCATTTCGTTAGCAAGTCTATCCTCTGCCTGTCCCATAGCGCCGGAGTTTTCGATTTCAACTTGATTTCCTTGTGAATCCGTTCTTATTTCGGTGCCGCGCCCGCGCCGGAATGGGCTTGTAACCGCGCCGAGAAGTTTACCTAATGTGTCCGTTGCACCCCCTATAAAGAGGTTTTCCGAACCGGTCTTGATACGCTTTGTCATTCCGCTGTCGTCGGGCTCTATAGCCGTCGGAGACCCCGGGAGGAGGTTCCCAAGACCTGATAACTTTTTGTCTTGCGTGTCTACGACAAGGGCGTCGGCCCCCGCGCCAGCAAAAAGACTAGCCAAACCTCGGGATAGATTTCCCGCGTTCGGTGCAACAGCCTTTATACCTTGTGACACTTTATTCGCCGCGCCAACCGCCGGGAGACCAAACTGTAAAAGACCGGAAGCGATGTTTTCGGCTGTACCCCCGCGGAACTCGGGAATGTTTACTTCCATACCGTTTTCGCCGGTAATGAACTCTTTGACGTCACCGGGTAAATTCAAAAGCCCAGATGCCAGATCGCGGCCAGCTTTACCGACTGAAAACATCGGGTCGGGGATGTAACTGCTTAGTTGTTCGTTCTTTTCTGCCATTTTAACCACTGTGTCGCCGGCTTGGTCGGTGTGGGGGTCGAACCCCATAAACCGAGCCGCGTCAGACATTAAGCCCTCGTTTTGGGTCAAGACTTCGGGCGGTGGAGGCGGTGCGCCTAGATCGGCAAATTCATCCGGGTCGGAGGGCGTTGGAGTGTCTTGAGACGCGTCTTTAGGGTACTTTGACGCCATGACGTTCCGAATTTGCGTCTTGGACATGGTATCGGGGAACTTGGCTAGTTTCCCGTCTGGGGTCGTTAAAGTGATAAATCCGGCCATTATTGATCAAACTCCCCGGTATCTGGGTTGTACGTGCCTAGGTGATTTTCTTCACGGGGGCTGGACCCGCCGAGAGAGCGGAGTTCTTTCCGTTTGCGGACGATCATGTTTTGGAAGGACTTTAAACGAGCCGTGACCGTTTTAGCCCCGGTAAAGAACGATCTAGGGTCTCCGAGCGCTCTCCGAAAATTATTAAAGTCTTTATCAGACAACCCGCGCCCGGCCTGTCCCGCGATACTTTCCGCGGCGAGATACGCCATCATGTCGAACCGAGTGTTCATGCTCGCCAAATCGTCGTTAAACGAGGCCGACAGTTGACTTCGTAGCTCTGGGCTAAAGTTTTCGTTAACCGCAACGTCCGCGATTATATCCTCAGTGCTTCGCTTAACACCCCCTAAACCGGACAAACTATCGAGTAATCCTTGTGAGAAATTCTGGATGATACCCGATGTTCCGACTATGGTCGGGTTTTTTTCAATTTTGGCGATTTCAGCGCCGACCATTTCCTCAAGGCTAGTCAATGAAGCGAGTTGTTGCGTGCGCCTGCCTTGTTGCGTCGGCGTCCCAATGTTGGTCGCGTCTCCGACGGTACCGTTGGTGGTCGCTTTGAAGACGCGAGAATCGGCCGGGAGTGGGCTCCCGGATACGAGGTCCGTTTTCCCGTCCACGGAAGTTCCGCCTCTACCGTCTGGGCCGACCCAATTCAGTACATCATTGCCCGTCAAGGGCTTCTCATTGTTTATCCTGATCGTGTTATCCGTGTCTCGGTTTTTGTTGTTGTCGTCTATGGCCTGTAAATCCACTTGCGGAATACCGGTTAATTGCCGGGTCGGGCCGGTCTGTACTTCACCCGGAACGAGCGGCTTGTATGTGGCATCAAGTTGCGCCTGTAGTCTTGCCATAGCGTCAGCCGCTTCGTTCTCGACCTTTTTAGCCTCGACTTCGAAACCGTTTTTCTGCAAATTAGCGATCCGCTCATTATAGTATTTTTGGGCGTTCGTCATGCGGGTTTGGATGCCTTTACGGGCTTCAAGACGCAAAGCCACTTGAGCCTTGAGTTCGGACTGTCTGTCGCCTTCGACGTTGACTTGATCTTGCGTCATGTCGGTGGCCTTCGCGAGCGGCCCGGTCAAGATATCACCAGCTTTAAGTGGCTTGAGACCAGCCGCGACCCTCAGTTTGTTTAGCTCGTGAGTGTTCCCGCGGCTGTCGTCGAGATTATCTGTTTCGCGACGTTGGGAAAGACTGTCGAGCGCGGCTGTCGTACCCGGATTACCGAGGCCGACGACACGTTGCGCCCGGTCGCCAAAGCCTAGTGCTTGTTGCGCTTGGAGAGTATTGATAGCCGCCGCGTGTGCGTCTTTGTCCCCGGACATACCGGATAAAATCCCGGCGAGTTTGTTGTCTATTTCGGGTTGAGTGTATGTGTCTTCGGTAGCCCCCATAGGGCCGACGAAACCGTGAGACGGACGTGCGTCTACGTCCCACTTTTCGTGGTCGCCCGGATTGATCTTAAAGGCGTCTCCGAGGGATTTCTGAGAGCGTTTGAGTGCTTCCACCCCTGCTACGCGTTCCACCTCCGCGGCCTTCTCGATTTCCATAGTCTGTATGGACGCCAAACGGTCTTGATTAAATTTACCGGCTTGAGCCCGCAACTGAGCGGCCTTCATTCTCGCGCTAGGATCGCCCATAAAGGTTTTCGCAAGACCCCCAAGGGTCTCCGCTAATCCGGGATTGGTTGTGTATCCAGCCATGTTGGGCTCCTTAAAATGCTATTGGGACGTATGACCCCGGTTTGCTGTAGATCGACGCGCCGCCGCCGTTAATGCTTGTGCCTATACCTTTATAAGGTGCCGCACCGCCGAATGGGTTGTAGCCCGCCGCGCCGGCAAACATGCCCGCTTGGCCCGCGCCCATCATTACGTCGCCTAAAAGTGTACTGCCCGAAGTAACTTGCGCGGGGTGACGCATTGCACTGCTTCGTGCGCGGGAATTTGTGTTCAAACTATTTCCTGCGTTATTAGAGATAGTGCCTTGGGCTCGGTTCGTTGAGACGCGGTCAAAGTCGTTTTTCTGTTGGTTTCCACCGTAGGATTGTAGCCGAGCTAGAGCGTTTAGTCGTTGCCGCACGTCCGCGCTACTGTCCGCCAGCGATTTTGCCGCCGCGGTGTCAAAGTTCGTCCCGGCATTTTGCATCCCAGACAACAAAGAATTATTAGTCGTCGCGTCGGGGATGTTCTCATTATACAAAGTTTGGACGCGTTGCCGTTCTCCGTCGAGTTGGGTCTCTTGGCTTTCAAGAGTTTTCTTTCCAAGGTTTTCCTCGAACCGTGCCCGAGACTTGGCGGCGAACGCGTCTTGACGTCCACGCTCCGCGTCTCGAAGGCTGTTTGACGCCGAAAGCGCGTCTTGTTGCGCTCGTTGACTAGCCGCCGCGGCTTTATTCTGGGTTCTGTTGTTATACATAGTACCCCCGGCGGAGAGAGCCAGACTTCCTATTGTTACTGGATCGCACATATCTGTCTCTCCTAGTTAAATATCTGCCCGGAGCCGGTGGCTTTACCGAGCCCCGGGGTATTTAGGGCGAACTCATTCGCGAGGCGGTCGTCTCGGCCGTATTGCGAACCAGCGACATAGTTGTTTGCGCCGGTGAGGGCTACGTTTTGAAACAAGGCTCCAAGCGGTGAGAAATTAGGTGTTTGGTTTGAGAGGAAATTGGATTGCGTCAACGCACCGTTAGCGGCGGCGGTCGGGTCTGCCGAAGCGTCTAGCTGGTTAAACAGGGATTGGCGTTCGTTCTCGACGCTTGACCGCAAAGCCTGTTGCTGGCGTTCGCCTTCGCTCAAAACGTTAGCCTCTTGGAATGCAAATTGTTTTGCAAGTTTTGCGACCTGATCTATACCCGCCTGCGACTTTAAGTTCCCGCCGCGGGCAAGATTAAAAGTGAGGTTTTTTTGAGCCTCGTCGAACTGGTCAGTTAGTTGAGGAGTTGCGTAATCTTGGTACGCGTCTCGACGATTGTTATAAAAATCGTCGTTAAACTGGCTAAAATTAGAGTTAATGCTCGCTTGGCCGGACGCGATGTCCGCCGCGCGTTGTTCTTCTCTAGCTCTTGCCGCCGCGGCTTCAGCCGCCGCCGCGTTTGCCGCACTATTGTCTACTTTTGGGGCTCCACCGCACATTTTCGCGTCTCCATACGTAAAGGTTAAAATCTTCACGATGGCGACCGAACCCATCTAACGCGGCCTCTTTGTGCGCTCCGAGCATTTCAAGCCATTTACACGCTTCCGCGTGATCCTTCAAGGCTCTGCATTCGACGCGGTGCGCCTTATGCTCGTATAACGCTGGTATCATAAACCGTTTTACATGTTTTGTCAGCGATAAAACGACTTTATTCCAATCATCAGTGCCAAAAGCCCAGACGGACCAGACCCCGGGCCACACAGGGATAGCCCCGATTGCCGCCACTGGGACGTCGTCGTGCGCCGCAATCCACTGAAATTCCCCGTAATTACCGGCGTCTGTCGCCAAGTCTTCGGGGTCGTCAGTCCAGCGGGTAGCAAAAATCTCCGCTGTGTCTCGCTCGCGTAAATTAAACGCTATGTGTCTGAGTGCGTCTAAATCTGGTCCCGCTTTGAGTGCGACAGTCATTATCCTATCTCCCCGCCGCTATAATGTACTCCGACGTTCGCAACGCTGGCCGCGCTGGCGTCGGTGCAGGTCAACTGTACTGAAATGTGTGTGCCGGAACCGCCAAGTTCGATACGGCCTGTTCGGTAAGTCGAGTCCGTAATCGTCGCAACTGTTTCGTAAATCGGGTTAAATGGGTCCAAAGCAACGCCGACGACCCAAGTACCTATACATGCGACGTCGATGCCTTGAAAAACTTTCTGTGCTGATGGGTTAGTAATCGCAAGAAACGGAGTTGTAATCTGTGTTTTCGACGTGTCGTAGACTACGCCGGACGTTCCTCCAAGCGTAAACACTACGTCTCCGGCCCGGCCTATGATGCTGTTTCCCAAGACGGCGACGTGGTCAAACGTAATGCCGGGTGTGTAGGTTGACCAAGCTGTAATCTTTGGCCCGGGGAAATAGGACAAGACGTAAACCTTGTTTCCGAGAATTAGCCAAAATCGGCCCGTTACCGGCTCAACGATGGCTTGAGCCAAGGACGTAGTCGCTTCTCCCGCGGCTTGAATCGCGGCAACTAGTAGCGGATCAATCGGCGATCCAATGTCTGAGACCGCGGCGGCGTTAGAACTGTCTCGTGCGCGTAAAGATCGGAGACCGCTATCCCCTAGATACAATACGTCTCCGTTGCCGAATTGTGAGACAGACCGAGAGGCTAAAGTGCCTGTTTGTTGAAGTGTTTGCTCAAGAGCGTTGTTTAAGGGATCGACATCGAGCGCCCAAATGTAAATTACCCGCCGGCCAAAGACCGCCAACCTATTAAAATACACTTCAAGGCCAACAGCATCGACGCCTCTGGCGTCTTGCTGTGCAAGGTTGATAAACCCGCTTCCGGTGCCCGTCCAATCCGTTGTGTTACCTGTTGCGCTAAAGTTTAAGGTTTTTTCGATAACAGAATATGTCTTCGTCTGGAATGTCTTAACGAAACGACCTTTACCCGCCGCGGCGGTAACGAGTGCCCCGTTGTAAAAGTGGTCTACAACGCCGTCAGCCAACTCAAAAACAACATATAACAAACCGTCGTAAACATCCCAATCTACCATCTTACTCAAGAGTGCGCCGGATGAAGTAGTTAGCCTGACGTATGTCGTGTTTACGTGTGCGCTAGTGAGTGGGTCTACGATTGTTCCGAAAACGTAAATAACGTTGTCGAGCGTAGCAAGTCCAAACGTGTTCGCCGGGAGGGT